GGCAAATAAAAAAATTGCAACACTTGCATTGGAGAATGCAAATTTGCAAATGAGAAAAAAACAAAAACCAGTTGAACAGGAAACTCCTGTACAACTATCAGACGGTGGTAGATTACCAGAACAAACTCCAAGATCATTACCAGAAGCTGATCCTGAAGCTGAAGATTGGGCTGCAAAAAATAGATGGTTCGGACAAGATAGAGCTATGACATTTACTGCATTCGAAATTCACAAGGATTTAGTGGATAAAGAAGGTATTGATCCTAAGAGTACCGAGTATTATACGGAAATAGTCAAGCGTATTAGAGTTGACTTTCCACATAAATTTGGTAATAATGAAACTATAGCAACGACCAAACCCGTTCAGTCGGTGGCTTCGGCTAACAGAAGCGTAAAATCTGGTCGCAAACAAGTGAGACTCACATCGTCTCAAGTAGCAATAGCTAAAAAATTAGGTGTGCCACTCGAAGAGTATGCAAAACAATTAAAACTCACGGAAGGAGCATAAGCATATGACAAAAGAAAAACAAAAAAAACCTTTACGTGCGGCTGAGACTCGGACAAAGACTGAACGTCCAAAAGAGTATAAGCCCCCATCATCTCTAGATGCACCCCCAGCGCCTGACGGATTTAGGCACAGATGGATAAGAGCAGAGTCAATGGGTTTCAATGACACCAAGAATATTCATGGTAGATTGAGATCTGGTTATGAGTTAGTGAGAGCTGACGAATACGACACTGATCAATACCCAACTGTCTTAGACGGAAAATACGCTGGAGTGATTGGAGTAGGTGGCCTTCTCCTGGCAAGGATACCCGAAGAACTCGCGCAGTCTCGTATGGACTATCAGAGAAGACAAACTGAAGGTCAAGACGAGTCAGTCGAAACCGACTTACTTAGGGATCAGGATAAAAGAATGCCTATCAAAATTGATAGAAATTCTAAGCAGACTTTCGGTGGTACAAAGAAGTAATTCTTAAACTATCCGAAATAATATCAACCGAACTGGAGGCCGTTTTACGACGGCAGGTTCATAAGGAGTAAACTATGGCAAATAGAAACACAACTGGATTTGGTCTTATTGCTCAAGGTACGCTTGGTTCAACACCAGCTACTGGCGGTCAAGGTAAGTACTACATCGAGGCTAACTATGCTACGTCATTATTTCAAGGCACTGCTGTAAAGCAGTCTGCTGGATTTATAATTACAGCACAGGCAGCAATCACTGATACTTGTATCGGTGTTTTAAATGGTGTGTTCTACAACGCGGCGACTACACAGAAACCGACGTTTCAGAACTACTATTCACAAGTTACTCCAGCCAACTCTGAAAACATCACAGCGTTTGTAATCGACAATCCTCACCAACTTTATGTTGGTATGATTGACACAGCTATACCTATCGCAAATATGGGTAAAACTTTCGGTTTCGCGTCTACTACTGGTTCAACAACTAGTGGTCAGTCTACAAACAAAATGTTGTTAGCAGGTGGTCACGCCACAAATAATACTTGGAGAACTGTAAGAATAGCAGAAGATCCTGAAAACCAAGACATCGCAGTAGCAAATTGCTCTGTTGTTTTTGTTCAGAATCTTAACCAGTATAATAACGGCGTAACTATGGCATAATAGGAGCATATAATGGCAATATCACGAGCACAGCTAGTTAAAGAACTAGAACCAGGCCTAAATGCACTATTTGGGCTGGAGTACAAAAGGTATGAAAATCAGCATGCTGAGATTTATACTACGGAATCATCTGACAGAGCTTTCGAAGAGGAAGTAATGTTATCTGGTTTCGCTAACGCAGACGTAAAAGCAGAAGGTCAAGGAATTGCGTACGACGACGCGCAAGAAACTTACACTGCTAGATACACAATGGAAACGATCGCGCTAGCTTTCGCTATCACAGAAGAAGCTATAGAGGACAACCTTTATGACAGACTTTCTTCTAGATACACAAAAGCACTAGCAAGATCTATGTCTAACGCTAAAGAAGTTAAAGCGGCAGCAGTATTAAATAATGGTTTACCCGGCGTAGCCGCGGCAACTGCATTTAGAACTGGTGACGGTCAAAACTTACTTTCTACAGCACACCCA